GAAACTCGCAAGAAAGTGCAAGTAATCTTTCTATGAAACGTCGATCTTTCGAGCAGCGATTTCGCGACAAACTCGCGGAATACGAACAAGCGTATGATTTGAGTTCAGTTAACAGCGCGAATGACAAAGATAATCTTCGCGCCTTGATCTCAAACGCGCTCATTATCGAGGATTTGCACGAAATGTTGCAGGAGATGAGCGACAGTCAATCGCTCGACCCAGCGAACATTGAAAAAACAACGCAACTTATTCAAAAATTGCTTGCGACTAATCAACAATTAGAGCGGCAGCTCGGAATAGATCGCAAAACGCGACGAGCAAGCGGTTCGGATAGCGTGTCGGAGTACATCGCGTCATTGCAGGAGGCCGCAAAACAGTTTCTCGATCAACGATTGACGCGGGTTATCTGTCCGAAATGTCACGTAATGGTTGGTCGGTTTGCTCCGGTACACGATCACACACGATACGTTGTCGCATTTCAATGTTCGCAATGTCGCGAAATGGTGGCGCTTGAACGCGACGAACGCTCGGTTTGGTTCGACCTAAAGCCGAGGGAATACAGATGGCGGAAAAACTATCCGGTTTCGATCCGGCCCGCGAAAGCGCGAAAGATCAATCCAATCTTGACGGGCAACTTAGCAGGCGTCGTGTTGGAAAGCGAGCTGGAAGAACAAGAACCAGCGACGCCCGCGCAAGAAAGTATCGAAATCGAAGATGCGACCGTCGTTATTAACGATAAAGAAGTAGCAGATCATGGCAATAACACAGAAATTAACTGAAAGCGAACTTGCGTTACTTGAAATTCTTGATGATCCGGTATGGTTTGGCGAGTTTTTGCGCAATACGAAAGACGGCCAAACTCAGCGGCATCTCTGGCCCAAACGCACGTTTTCGTATCGTTGGTATCAGAAAGATTTGTTGACGGATCTATCACCAGCAGTCGCGGTGCGTGGCGGTCGCGCAATCGGGAAATGCCAGCCAGCGACTGCACAGGTTTTGACGCCATTTGGTTGGAAAAAAATCGGGCAAATTATTCAAGAGTACGAGCGGCGGCGGGTGCGTATTCCCACGAAACCCGTTCCGTTTGAAATCATTGCCGTTACAAAGAATATGAAATTAGTAAACGCGCCAGCGGTAATTTTTTACAACGGGCGCAAACCGGTGTTTCGCGTGACGACAAAATCAGGGTATAGCATCGAAGCAACAAAAGAACACCCGTTATTGACAAGGCACGGATATATTGCGTTAAGCGAGTTAAAGGTAGGCGATGAAATCGCGGTTGTTGGTGCTATTCCCGACGGGTTAGTTTATGAACGCGGGTTTACCAAGCCTGATGAATTACGACTATTAGGATATTGGTTTCTCGAACCTGATGAAAAAGTGATCGGATTGTATCCACGAACAAAGCACGTGCGTGATGATATTGCTCGCATTGCGCAATCGCTCAATATTGATTTTTACGAGCGATCTGATGGCGCAATTGCACTAATGCGCGGCAAAAAATACTATTGGATGCTCAGCGATGTGTCAAAACGTATGGGAAGAACCTACGGATATTTCGCGAAACGATTCAATACTGACTATCATTTCTCAGTGCATCAGCAAACAAAGCTACCAAACGAATTGTTCAATGAAAGAAAAGAGCAATTTCGCGCATTTATCGAAGCGTTGTTTGCGCAATACGCGGATATTTCGCGGAATGTTATCAAAATTGATGTCATCACGGAACTAAATGTTCAAATCTTGCGCCGCATTTTACTGCGATTTGGTGTATTTTTTCGCGTCGTCAACACGACAATTATCATTGATGATCCCATCGCACTTTTCCGGTTTTTCAAACAATTTCGCGTGCCGGGCGTTGCGGTTGCTTCCGTTCTTCCTCCGTTGAATTATACCGACGACTGGTATTTTTTCGATCCCATCGTTAGCATAACTCAACAACCGTCAACGCTTACATATGCTATTCAAGTGCACGAGCATCACGTATATTTGTCGGATTTTGTGGTTTCGCATAATTCACTTTTCGTTGAAGATCGTATTTTGTGCGATATTTTTCAGCACGAAACGCGACTGCCGGACACGAAAGAGGTTCTATTGTTGGCTAATAACGAGGCGCAGGTTGAACCGATCATGAAACGATTGTATGATCGGTTGCGTGCGTCTCCATTATTGCGCCAATATGTTCACAATATTAATCGTTCCGATGGCGTTTTTGATTTTCGGTTTCCAACGGGCGAACAAGTGCTATTGCGTGTTCGGAGTACCGGTATCGGAAATAATCAATTAGTCGGGTTGCATGTTGGCAAAATGTACGTTGACGAGGCGCAATTGTTTTCGGAAGAGAGCTGGCAACAGGCTGCACCAGCATTAAACGATTGGGAGCAAAGTGCGCAAGTATTTGTCACGGGCGTACCCAACGGTATGCGCAATTCATTATTGTATTTTGCAAGTAAACCATCATCAGGATTTAAAGAATATCATATTCCGGCCCCGAATAATCCATTTTACACCATCGAACAGGATGAATTGAACAAAAAACGTTATGGAGGGGAACAATCCGATGCGTATCAACAGTTAGTCTTGGGCAACCACGGCCAAGCGGTGCACGTATTGTTGCATCGCGAACAAATTCAAACGAAACCGATTGACTACACGCCATCGATCTACACTGAACGAGAACTAAAAATTGGCGAACCTTTCTATTCCGTGATCGAACGCCCGTCGTTACCGTACCAACTCATCGCGTTTGGTATAGATTGCGGGTTTGTCGATCCGACCGTTATCATTATCCTTGGCAAAAACACAGATCAACCGTGGCAAATTGCGCATAAAGTGGTTTTGAAACGTGTAGATTTCGACACGCAAGTAAAAATTATAGATTGGTTGGCGACAAGTTACAAACCAACGCTTATTGCGATTGACACCAGTACCGGCGGGGGCGGGTTGCATATTGTGCATACTCTGCAACACAACGAGAATTATGATCGCAACTACTACCGCTCCGTCATTCATAGCGTGCAATTTCACGGCAAGATGGGGGTTGGATACGACGCACAGGGCGAAGAGATCACGGATTACGTCAAGTCTGTGGGTGCAGCGACGCTCGTGCAAATGGTTTCAGATGGAATGATTGTATTCCCAGAAGTTGATCAGGAACTTATTTCGGAGATTGAACGCATTACGCGGGTTGTTTCACGCGGTGGATCGTCGTCGTATTTCATTCTGTCCGAGCAAGGGCATGGTCAATCGCCGAACGATCACCAGTTCGCCGCACTAATCTGTTTCGCGGTTGCAATCAAGAGCCAAGCGACGCAACGCATTCGCCGCCGACTTGCGCTGCCGAAGGGATTGCATCAATCGCACAAATAGATCAATTATACAACACTCACGGAGAGACCGATGAGCCAACTACCGAACGCACGTTCATATTCCCAAACGCTTGACACGTCGCAGGGACATCCGCTTGCTGGGTTTCGCGGGTTTCGCTCCGGCTCGACTGCGTTATCTTCGGCTGACTATCGCGCAATTATCCGCGCAACCCGCTACTATTATCGCGTTGATCCTATCATTTCGACCGTTGTTACGCGATTAGCCGAAATTGCAACCACGGAATTGCGCGTTTCACGAGAATTACTGCGAGGTTATGATCTTTCGGACGAACATTTTGCCTTCTTTCGTGCGGTTGCCAAAACGCTGCAACCATCAATCTTTCACATTATTTTGTCATATTTGATTGACGGCATGGCGGTGCCGCAGTATGAACTAACGCGGATGATGGGAAACCGGATCGCGGGCAATTCTGGTGAACTTGGCCGAACCCGCTATCTCGTACCGTCGTCGATTTGGGTGCGGGACGCAATGAACATTGTGTTGCAGCCGAATGTCATCGGCGGCGAACCGTTGGTCTTTGTGCAAATCTCACAAAGCGACATCCATTTCGTACTTTCGGGCGGGATGTATCCTGATGGTACGAAAGACCCGAAAACGTTTCAATTGTTGACTAGTCAGTTTCCTGATTATGTGAAACGCATTAAAGCGAGCGAGACATTGTTTCGGCTTGAGACGCCGGTGATCTTTCGCAATCTGCTACCTGCGTATCTCTATCCGCAACCGTACATCGAACCGGCGTTGGAAGCGTTACAACGCAAACACTTGATGCATCGCGTGGATCGCGCTATTGCCGCTCGCACAATTGAAGCATTTCGCCACATTAAAGTGGGAAATGATAAGTTTCCGGCAGATGACCAAGCAATTGAAGCGACAGAACAGGCGCTTCAGCAAAGTTCTGATGGCGTGTTATTTAATCTTTTCACCAATCATACTGTAGATATTTCGTGGATCGTTCCTCCGTTTAGTGAGTTAATCGATAATAAAAAATACGAAAGCGTTATTCAAGACATCTTTTTTGCATTAGGCTTCCCGCGCATTCTTGCCGTTGGCGAGACGCAGCGCAGCAATTCTGCAGATAATCAAGTTGCGGCGTTAGGGATTTTGTCAGCGATCCGGCACATTCATCGAGATGTGCTCCGGTGGGTCGAAGCGGTATTTCGCGATGTCGCAGAAGCCAACGGGGTGGTGTCGATCCCGCAACCGCTCTTTGCGCCGGTCGTTACCGCCGATGTCACGCAATTGCTTCAATACGCAACTAATTTGCTGGATCGCGGCGTGCTTTCAAAAGATACGGTTGCGCGGTTGTACGGGTCTGATTTTGAATATGAATACAACCAACAAGCGCGGGAGGCGTCGTTTGTACCTTTTGCACAATCTGCGCCGGTTATGCAATCTTCACAATCCATTCCGATACCGTCAGAGCTGGCGGCTGAATAACAGCAGGTGCATGTATGCAATCGTTACCGCCTGAAGTCTTCACCGCGATCATCACCGCGATTTCGTCAATTGCAACGGCGGTGTTTGGGATAATCGCGGTGCGGTTGAAAGAACGAAATGTTGCGCAACAAACGCTATTGAGCGCGTCGTATAAACGCATTGCGGAATTAGAAGAAAAACTTGAAAAAGCGTGGGATCGCACTGTATTTGCGCAAGATCAAGCCGCGAAAATTAGAGAAGAAACTGCGGCATACTATCAACAACGTGTATCGCAATTACGCGAAGAGTTATATCAGCAACTCGAATTGATGAGTAAGCGCGTATCAGAATGGCAAGAAAAATACTATACGCTAAAGAATGAGTACGATGAATTGCAACAACGACACGAGGAATTGGAAACGAAGGTGGCGAAGATGCAACGCACGTTGGAGGCGTTAGGGATTTCGATTAGCGATATTTCGCAGTTAT